TGGTGCAGGGCAGGTGCGTCCAGTTGGCCGGTCCCGTATAAGCGTTTAGCTTGGTCGGGCCGTCGTCACCAACAACCTTCTTGTAGGCTATGCGCATAGCTCGCTCCGTATTGAACAGCACGATAGCTCTTCCCTCGGCAAGGACCTGATAGTCTCGGTCCACGTCCAAGAAGGAGGCCGCACCTAGCATGGCGTTAAAATCGTATTCAGGACCATTATACTTTATGTACAGCCCCCATTTAGCTGTGGCCTTGCACAGCACCATCAAAACATCGGAAGTTGAAAGCGGCTTCATCGCAGGGGCTCCAGCAGCACACTGAACTCTTCGAATCCGTACGCCACAACATCATCTTTATCCATGTGGACGCAAAGAAGGTTGTAGAGCTTCCTTGTCTTCCTTGCGTCCGGGTCAATGCGCAACTCTGCACATAAGTCACGGTACAGCTGCTCATCTAGTCGGGCTTGGTCTTCCCACTTCTTCTTGCGCGCGTCTAGCCTTGCGTCCCCCGAAAGGTGGCTGTAGCTTGGCAGTTTTGTGGTGTACTCGCCTGAAGTATATTGTTCGTAAACCGACACTCTGACCTCCTGAAGTTAAGGTAGCACGATTTGAGAGCCGCGTCTAGCAGAAACTTCATTGAACTTTTGCACGATTGCAGATTCAAGGTCTATTCCAACCCGTGCAGCCAAAAGGTCTAGGTAGAGGATGGCGTCAGCAATTTCCTTGCCTACCTCTTCGTTAGACAGCTTACCAGAAGTGTCTGCGTCTCGCTCTCGCTTTTTTAGGATGTTGCAAAGCTCTCCGACCTCCCCTGCAATGGCACACCCCCACTGCATTTCGGACCAGTCGGTAACCTCTTTTCCGAAGCCATCTTTGCAGCGGGCGACGTTCTTATTCCTAAGGTTCTGCAAAAAACTCACTCCGCTATTTCTCATGTCGTTAACTGCAACCATTAAGGAGTCTTTGATGGCCTGCTCAAAACAAGTTACGACTTCATCGTGCATTTGCCACCTCAACCGCAGTGTTTAAAAAACCTACAGCATCGTCTGCTGTAGAGGACTCATACGAATCGAATTCTTCTGGAGTCCCAACCTCCATTCCCTTACGCAAGTAATAGTAAGCCTCTCTGTAGGCGTCGTGGTAAGCGAACCCGGCAGCAGGTACAGCTGTAGCGTCCAGAACCGCTCTCTGAACAGCGCCCTGCAAGCTGAAGGAAACCGCCCTAGGGGAACCGTACCAAACGGGTAGCCCATTGGTGTCTCGTGCCTTTGCGTGCTTAGACAGACCTCCAGACACGATGAGACGCTTGGCTGCCGATAGAATTTCTGCGGGTTTGAAATTGTAGCTCATTTAATGGCTCCTAGTTTTTGTTTGTGCCTTCGATAAGAGAGATAACGAGAAAAGCAACGGTTGCGACCACGAGCGCAACGAAAATCAGCATTACCATTAGCGGTAAGACGAAAAACCAGAACACAAAGGCTGCAGGCCTCTTTAAGTAGCGCTTCTGATTACCAACGGTTACGTGTGGCGTAGGACCGAACAATGTAAAGACAAGTACAAGGGCGAGGTACATTGAGAGAAAGACAAAAGCAAGCATGGTGAGTCTCCTCTGACCGGGCTGAGGTGGATTCCTCAGCAGCGATGAACTACTTATACAGGGTTCTTAGAAAAAGTCAACCGCCTTTTTACGGATTCGGCATGAGCTTGCGGATGGTTGCGATGCAAGCCTTCTTGTACTCTTCCCAAGCAGGCTGCGTGACCTTCTTGTACTCTTCCCAAGCAGGCTGCGTGACCTTCTTGTACTCTTCCCAAGCAGGCTGCGTGACCTTCTCGTACTCTTCCAAAGCAGCCCGCTTGACCTTCTCGTACTCTTCCAAAGCAGCCCGCTTGACCTTCAGGTACTCTTTCTCAGCAGGCCGCTGGACCTTCTCGTACTCTTCCCACATTTCCAGAGTAGCGGTCTTCTCAAAATACCACTCCATCCAGCCAGAGTCGGTACAGCTGTCCCAAGCCGTCTGCGCATCCGGTTGCTTCGCAACCCACTCGCGCGCAGGCTTGCAGGCGTCCATCTTTTCGAGCTTCGTCAGGAATTCGGTGGTGGTCATGGGTGCCTTTGTAGCAGGGTTAGAGGGGCTGTCACGCTCAAAATACGAAAGCCCACTCGATAGGTCGAGTGGGCCTTTCCTAGGTTCGTCCCTCGCGGGATGGGCTTTTAACAACTCAACCAACCCGAGGTCGGTTTTTGCTGCCTAGTCACACCTCAGCCCCACGATGAGGGAGAAAGTGTGTCGCCAGTGCTCCAAAGTTGGCAGGCTCTAACTGCCGCTCTGCGTCGTCACTGTTGTACCACCCTTGCAGCCGCTAAAGGGTAGGCTTACACGGACAACTTTGGTATTGGTGGAACTAGTCGCGCTCTACCAAACTTAGCTACTTCCCAGAAATAAAACTGTCGGGGGTCGCAACCCGATCCTCCCGGTTGAACCGGGCGCTCTCGACAAGGCGGACTGGAGTCGTCGTAGTCCTCGTCTTTTCCGTCCTCCCCACACTCTCCGCAGCAGGGAGGACTGCTGATTTGACCAGCCTGAGCTACAGCCTAAAGTATCCTGCGGTGCCCGGAGGGCGTCGATACCGTTTTACTCACCACGGGACCATAGTGCTTGAAAAGTGGTGGAGCACCGGGGAATCGAACCCCGCTGATACCTCATTGCAAATGAGGGGATCACCCCAGCAATCCCGTGCCCCATTACCTTGTCTACCACAGATTACTTCCGATCGCGGAACTCTTTCATTTTTAGTTCCGGGTGTGGTTCGTCTGGTTGAGTTCTAGACCTCCCAGACTTAGCATTCAATTAGCTCCTCGACAGCCCACACATGCCAGAGAGTCTTGCTAAATTGGTGTGACAGCCGGGATTCGACACCCGGAACCCGCTACCCTACCACACTCCACTAACAACGCCCCTTATCTGCAGATTGAAGCGCTTTCGCGTGTGTAAACCGCGTTCTCGGCCTGCGATGGTCGTGAGTCTATCTTCCTCCACAGTCACCTTACGATCAAAGCGATGGCAGGTCCCCACACGAAGTCCCTGTTCCCCGAAAAGGCCCTTGTCGTGGCAAGAAACCTTTATTCGAGCGGCTACGCCGTCGCTATTGGTAGCTCCTGTCGGATTCGAACCGACAACTTCCACCGTGTAAAGGTGGCACTCTGCCGTTGAGTTAAGGAGCTATTTTGGTACACCCAGTAGGATTCGAGCCTACGACCACCTGAACAAGAGGCAGGTGCTCTCCCAATTGAGCTATGGCAATTGAGTTTGTGGTGCAAATTTTTGCCAGATGCCTTCAGTCAACGAAGGAGGTGACCTTGGCTCGTAGGGGTCTGGCGGCTCCCCTGTCTTAGGGGGGGGGCGGACTGGCTTACAGTCACACCCTCCACCACCTAGTCAGAGAGGACTAGGACTCTAAGTGACTTGACGAAGTACGCTCTACCACCTTCAAAGAAGCGCGTCAAGTCTATTTTGGTTGCGCAGGCCAGAGTCGAACTGACACGCGGAGGGTATGAGCCTCCTAGACTGCCGTTATCCTACCGCGCAAAACTTGGTAACCCCAGAGAGATTCGAACTCTCGTGACCGGATTGAAAAACCAGCGTCCTAGTCCACTAGACGATGGGGCCTTGAGATCTGGTCTTTGTGTAACGGGGCTTCCCCTAGTGCTAGCGGTCTGGCTCACCCGTCAGCATTACACAAAACCTTTGGTGTCAGGGGGTCATTACCCCAGTTACCGGCCTCACCCAGCCATCCGCTTCGTACTTAGTGGGAGGTTCGCGACCCTATCCACCTTTCCTAACAGACTGATCTTGTCCTTTTGATGGGTAGACTAACCCTGCCCTGTCTTTTAGGAACGACTATCCTGCGGTAGTCGTGTGGGTCACAGACAATCCGCCCGACCTCATCGTCGGGAGGGCACCATCACTGGTGGAGGGGTTTCGCCGCTCACGAGGTGTCTTCTACACCAATATGTCGCCTATAGTCAAGTGGTTATTTGCGACATTTTTCTACTTGGTTGCGCCTAACGCCCAAAAGCCACGACCACCAAGAAGCCTACTATTTAGTTTAGCTCACGCGAGACCAACTCGTGAGGACTGTTTCCGGCGCTAGCTGCCACATGCAACCGGTCTTTCGATCTTTCGCTTCATTTCGCTTAGCTCTGGGCGAAGCGTATTCCCAGAGGGCATGTGTCCGAATTCGCTTTTGGGTGTTGGACCGGACCTTTCCAACCGCCGTCCAGAACCTTGTAGCACAGGTATCTGGTCTTGTCAAGGATCAGAGGTTGTTCGGGACCTCTTTGCCCGTGGTCTTGGCTTTTGGCGGTTTGTCCACCCTCGCCCTCAATGAGGAGCCGGAAAGCCTACCGGTTTTTCTTTCGAAGCTAGACCATCACTACTCTTCGAAAGGTGCGGCTCCGCTGAGCCACTTACGACCGCACTTTGTAAACCCCGAAGGCTAGACGCCTTCACGCTCACAAGGGGCCAGTCCGTACTGGTCCGCCACCTGAGACCTTCGCTTAACCTCAAATAGGTGGGCTATTGAGGCGCTGAGCGGTTTCGCAGAGGTCTATCTGCCGGGTACCCGCAACCCGTCTTTACACTTTTTGAGCCCGTCTGTCAAGGCCTCTCCGGTAGAATCTTTACCGCCTTAGCGGGAGGGGCTACCCCCAGTCGTTCCGGTTCGACTGCTGTACTCCTTGTAGCACGCTTTCTTTTTGCTGTCAACTCGTCAGAAGCTCTTCCACGAACGAGTCGATTCTGTTTTCCACAAGACTCTGCTTCTCAATCCACCTGCGGTGGCCGTCTAGCTGCGCTTGACTGTAGACGGAGAAACAGTACAGGGCTTTGCGTGCAAAGTCAAGCGCATCCTGCTTTTTGAAAAAGTACATCTGAGGCCTGAGGTAACCCGACACAAACCCCTTTTGTCCCCTGAGCATGCGCAAGGTTTGCCAGTCTGGCTTCCCGTCCTCACCGACACTCTCCGAACAACACAGCACCGGCTCAATTTTTCCTTGCGTAAACAGCGGAGCGACAGACCAAACCGTACGTAGTTCACCGAAATGACGCTGTAGCCGATTAAGTTCTTTTTCAGAAACATTAAGAGGATTTTCCATGATCTTGGCAGGAGTGGAGGGAGTCGAACCCTCAGCCTTCGGTTTTGGAGACCGCCGCTCTACCATCTGAGCTTCACTCCTTCAATTATACTCTGCATGTCCGCACATAATGGACTTAGGGTGCAGCCTCCTGACTGTTACGGTCCCCACTTCATCGGGTTTCCCCTCCGTGTTTACCGACTTTCGGGTCCAGTCTTTCCGGTGGACTCAGTCCACTGTGGAGGTTTTGCCGACGACACTCGGCTTCAATCGTAGCTTTCCCCTCTGGCTACTATCTGGGAGTCACCCCAGTACGGTATTTGGCGCACTCTGAAGGAATCGAACCTTCCTACCTCGGCTTAACAGGCCGCTACAATCCCAGACATGTCAAAAGTGCTTAATCGTAAAGGACGAGGGGACCATCTCGTTTTGAGCTAAGGCCGGTTTCCGGTTTTTCCTTCGCTCTTACCTAGTTGTGACCGACGTACTAGCCACAACCAGTGTAACCCTATCACCACCCTTTGTCAAGGCTTGGAGATTTTTATTTTTAATACCTTCACTTACTTTGGAGCGGCCTGTCGGAGTCGAACCGACGTAGCTAACTTGGAAGGATAGTGCCTGACCGTTCGGCCAAGGCCGCACCACTTATGTTTACATAAACTGCATTGCAGTCAGTACCACAAACTGCACGAAGTTGTCAATCGAAATTCCGGTCTTGATGATGAAGCTGAGAGCAAAGTCAAACATTTTGCGCCTCTTTTCCGGCTCTTGAGAGCCTGTCGCATACTTCATTCCAGTGGTCTCCACTGTGTCCCCTGACCCAGCGGGTCGAAACCTTCAACTCAATTGCTAGATTACGTAACTCTGTTGCTTTTTCTACGTTCTTTGATGGACTCGACTTCCCTGACGCCAGTCCTAGCACATACTGACTGTCACTGACAAGTGAAATCGTACCGACCACTTCCGGGTGCCGCCTCAAGTACCTGAGGCCCTGTATAGCGCCCTCTAGCTCCATGAGGTTGTTAGTCGTGCTTGGGTCGCCACCGTTCTTCACATAGCGCGGCTCTCCGTCTACTAACACTACGCAGGCCCACCCTCCGGGTTTACCGCCTCTTGCGTGAGAGGAGCCGTCACTGTAGACTTCGACTTTAGCATTCGGCAAGCACGCTCCACAATGTCATCTGCGGTACAGACTATGTTTAACCCAGAAACAAAGCCACCGACAAGTTCCGTGTCCGCTACCTCGATTGTACTGATACTCTCTGCCACAATGCTTACATTGTTCATGGTGTTCTCTTTTGGTGTGCCCGGAGGGATTCGAACCCCCATCATGCGCTAATCAGACGCCAAGGCAGGGTATAAGCCTGCTGCTTTAACCATTAAGCTACGAGCACAAATGCGTTTCAAAGATCGGGGCCTTGCGGCCCACTTTGCTAGCCGTTTCGACGTGAAGACGCAGCCATCTTGTTACGCGCGCGGCGCTTGGCAACGCGCTTGTCGAAAGCTCGCACATCAGACTCCGTACGCGGGCTGCGCAGTGAGCCAGCGATTCGCATCTGCCTGAGAGCCTTGCCGATATTGCGCTTACTGCCGGGCTTGAACCCGGAGGCCTTCACCAAGCCTACCACGTTCTGGTCCACCTTGGGGAGCTTGGGCACAAAGACGTAAGTCTTGGTGTCGTGGTCGAAGGTGCGCTTCATCTTCTGGGTCTTGACGGTGTCCATTTTACTTCCTTTCGGTTGGGGTGAGCTTGCGATCTTACACAACCGATGCGGGTGTGTCAAGGTCTTTCTTGGAGCCCCCGGCCGGAATCGAACCGGCGACCTCATGCTTACAAGGCAAGTGCTCTACCAACTGAGCTACAAGGGCTAAATTGGTCTAGGTGAGTGGGCACGATCCACTGGCCTCTCCCTTCCAAAGGGAGTGCTCTACCAACTGAGCTACACCTAGACATCATTCTATTTTATTGGTACCCCCAGCCCGATTCGAACGGGCACGCCCCGCAAGGGACACTCCCTTTTGAGAGGAGTTCGTCTACCAATTCCGACATGGGGGCATACCTTTAACCGCCACTCTACGCTTTTTTGCTTGAAAAAACAAGCCAAAAATAGCCGCACCTTAATTTGGTTGGGGAACTAGGATTCGAACCTAGATAGGAGGCTTCAAAGGCCTCCGTCCTGCCCGTTAGACGATTCCCCATCACCTACTGCACACGGTCAGCGGCGCTCCCTTCAAATCTACAGTCTCGCAAGACTTTTCAGGAGAGCAAATCGCTGCCGCAAACATCACCATCAGTACAACCATGTAACGCATTTTTACCTTTCCTATTAATGTTAATTTGGCGGAGAGGGAGGGATTCGAACCCCCGGAGGCTTTTGACCCCTGCAGTTTTCAAGACTGCCGTATTAAACCAGACTCTACCACCTCTCCATCTTGTGTTTTTTTGATCTGTTATACTGGGAGAAACAAAGGTAGGGGTGGTGGCCTTGGTCGGATTCGAACCGACACACCCGTTCAGGGTACCGATTTTTAAAATCGTCGCGGCTACCGGTTACGCCACAAGGCCATATCTTTTGGCGCGTCTGACAGGAATCGAACCTGTACCGTTTCGCTTAGAAGGCGAATGCCCTATCCGTTAGACCACAGACGCATTTTATTGGTAGACTAAGACAAACAACAGGGCGACGTCACTCTCCTGCCAAACGCTAAGACGCTATATTTACGTTTATTGTCCGTCTACCTATCTTGGTGGGTTGTGTGGGGGTCGAACCCACGACCAATCGCTTAACTTGACTTGCCAAAGGGCCGAAACCGCTTGGTCTCGGATAAGGCGACTGCTCTACCAACTGAGCTAACAACCCATGATTCTGTCAACTGCTTTTGGTGCCCCCGGAGGGACTCAAACCCCCGGCCTGCGGTTTAGGAAACCACCGCTCTATTCAGCTGAGCTACGAGGGCATTAATTGGTGGAGGAGGTTGGATTCGAACCAACGTACCCCATAAGGGGACCTGATTTACAGTCAGGTGGGTTTAGCCACTTCCCTACTCCTCCATGTTGGAATCCGATGGCCGGAATCAAACCGGCAACGCCTGCAGACTAAGTCCCCTGACAGACAGCGGTCTCTTCGACTCGCCGCGTTTCTCGTTTCGCCACATCGGACACAAGCCTTTTTACCGCAAGGACTTGCTTACCTTTTGGTGGGGGAGACAGGATTCGAACCTGCACGGGCGTTAGCCCACTCCGCTCTAAACGGAGGGTGTCTACCGTTCCACCACTCCCCCATATTTTTAGCTTCTACCACACTTCCGATCAGGGGTCAAGCCCCCCGACTGACCAAGTGCCCCTACCCTGCGCCCCTTGGACTCGCCGCACCCGATTCATGCGGCCCCACTGCGCTTACCTTACCGTTCAAAACTCCGTTACATCCCCAGCTAAACAATTCGACTTACTTTAAGAGTCTACATGGCATCCTCCGGTCTGTCAAGAAAATCTAGCAGAAGTTGCGGTTACGGGAAGCCTCGCCAATTCCACCTTCCTGTCCAAGGAACTTGTTAAGACGGCGGGTCTCCACTGCAACCGCGCGAGAAACACCCTGCTTAGTCTCCGCACGCTCAGACTGCCAAACCTGCTCGCCAGTCTTAACGTTCACCGCAATCACGTTGAAGCCGCCGTTCACGCGATCGGGGCGAACCACGATGGTCATGTTGTGCTTGTCAGCGCGGGCGATTTCCGTGTCCTTCAGCTTGACGGCCTTCATGGTGTGCTCCTTCAAGATCGGCTGGGGTGGATTCCCCAGCGGCGATGAACACGTTGTATCAGGTCGGCTTCGTCACGTCAACAACTTCTTTTTCCTTCTGCTGGTCTCGCACCAGCATCACGCGACGGATACGGACCATCGCCTTGTAGAGCACATCCTGCACCTCCGCAATCTGCTGGACCAGCACCGGCTGCTGGCACTCCTGCAGGAACTGTTCGGTGTACACGCAGGCGTCCATGACCTCCTCGTAAGCGTCACGGAGCGCGTCACGCCCGTTATGGGGCTGCAGGCGAGTGCCATACTTAGCCTGTCCCGCCATGTCTCGCGCGGCACACTCATCGTGGACCAAGATGTTCACGCCCACCTCGTTCTCTCGAAGCTCAAGGAAGGTCTCCCAGCAGGGACGGAGAAGGTTGGGGGTGGGGGCAGGCTGCTCAGTGGTGGGGATTGGATTGGCCATGTCCACCTCATAGCACGACAACTTTCACGCCGTCAACCACTTCTTGAATTTGCTCGCTGGCAAGATTCTTGCACATCGGGTCTACCGAAACTTCGACCCAAACCTCCCCGGCCTTGACCCGCAACCCAACTCCACGGTACCATCTTTCGCTATTCAATTTTTGTGCCAGTTTCTTTGCTACTGACTGAGCGCTCCTAAAGTCCATTCTCTTGCCCTCATAACGAGAAGAGCCGACCGGTTTCCCAGTCGGCTCAAGGAAGGCTTACTCAGCCAACCGGGGTTAGAAGGTACTCGCGTCTGATAGCTCTTCGTTTAATAGGCCGCTGCTCTCATCTGCAATACGCAGGCCAACGAAAGAAATGGACATTTCCGACAACTGCCTTGCTGAGACGCCGCTGCGATACCCTTCGGGGCGCACACCGATCACTTTCACGATGCGTTTGTCTTTTCCCGTATTCTGGCGATCTTCGATATGGAACTCCATGTCCTCGTGGTTCAACAGTTCATCCAACGTAGGAACGAGTCTCTTATCACCTACTTGCTGATGCGGCCCCTTTCCAATGACCTTGTAACCGCTCGCCTCTATTCTAACGAGGTCTGCTGCCGTATATCCTGTCTCCTGAGGCGAGAAACGACCTAGGATGTAGGCGGGCTCGACAGCGAGGTTGTACCCCCAAGAGCACGACATGAATACACCAACAAGGCTACTGTTGACGTAAACCTTTGCTCGTGCGCCATGAAAAACTTGTGCTTTTGATCCTGATCCCATGTTCTCTCCTGAAGCCTAGATTAGTTTACCCTTTACGCCGCCTGCTCGACCTGTGAAATCGAGAAGGTAATCGGGATAAAATACAGGGCGGTTGCCAGCTTGACTTCAAAGCTTACGGTCATTACAGGACCGCTGATAGTGATACGAACATTCTTGAAGCCAAGCGGCGCATCCACGGACGGAGCGATCAGCTTCAGACGCAGAGGCTCGCGCATCACGCCTTCGAAGAAGCTCAGCGCGCCGCCAGCAGAAACGTCCGCTAGCGACTCGCCAACAAAGCGCGCCTTCATTCGGGACTGAACCGTGGCCGAAACAACGTCTGCAGAGTACATCGCCTGCAAACTGTTGTAGACGAAGTTGCTGTCCTTCTGATAGGTCGTCTGGTCACTCACCCACTTGTATCCACCATCCTCCGAAAGAGTAATCGGAAGTAGGCCGTTCTGCAGTGCGTCCTCCACGTCAGTCTGGCTCGTGCCATCCCAATCTCCAGCCGCCTGTAGAGCGCCATTGATGTTTGCCGCCTTATTGAAGATAGCGCGGTAGCCACCGGCAGCCTGCATACCTGCCGCGACGACCGCCCCCATCCAAGGCTGGAACTGCTTGATGGAGCCTGTAGCCGTTGTAGTGCGAATGTCCTCGAAAGAACACGCAATACGCTGGTGGGCGGCGGTACCCGCAGCGGTCTTTGCGTTTGCATAAGTTCCACGGTAGCTTACAAGCCCCTGACGAGCACGAGAGCGCTTCAGGGTGGACATTGCAAGCACATGGGTCTTAACGGCTGCATTGACGGCTTCGATCGTGTAGGACGACGTAGACTCCGTTTCTGCAAGTGCGATATCTGCGGAAGCGTCCTGAGAAACCAGAGGAACCACAAAATTGCAGGAGATTTTCTCAAGGGCCGCGAGAGCGCTAGTGAAGAGGGCGTCGGTTGAAGCACCCTTTGCGCCACCTGACAAGAAAGTTACAGACTTTGTATCAGGCAGACCAGCGTCAGCGCGCTCCGGGGTGACACCCGTACCAAGCTGCACAACAGACGAGCCATTCGAAACCGCATTGAAGAAATCGACAGCATCACGCTTGATACGACCCGTCTTTGCTCCGTGGGTCGATGCGATAGCAAACGTGCCACGATCAAGGTCGGCAACAGCCGTCTGGCCAAGTGAGGTCGTCTGAGAAGAAGCTGTATAGCCGGTCTGTGAGTTCAGGTACGCGACGAGGTCTGCCACTGTCGCAAAGTCCGCGACCTTCAGAGCGAGGTTCGCACCCGAACCACCCGTTACGGACGTGGTAATGTCCGTTTCCGTAATTGTCAGTGACGCGGTCGTCCCGTCATATCCAACGTTCAGTGCGACGCGACCACCAGCTGCGATAGACTCCTGCACGGCGTCGCTCTGGCGATTGACGGAAAGCAGAGCCTTGTACTCTGCTGCCGACTGGATAACCGTAGGCGTAGCTGCAACAGAAATCCACGTAACTGCTGCACCAGCGGTCGTGAGAGCAGAACGGCTTAGCAGATCCGTGCCAGTTGCAAGGTCTGCAATTTCCAGCGTCTTACCAACACCGTCAACAACGTCACCCGCATCCACCGAAATCACAACAGGAGCGTAAACATTGAGGTCTGTCGTCGCTGCAATATCCTGAGCAGAAACGTTAACCGGAGCCGTTACTGTACCCGGCGAAGCGCCACCCTTGCCCGCGTCGGTCTTCTTTGTAGCTGAAATGGTGGTATCGTCTGCGGCAGTCACGATGTAACCACCAACGTTTGCATCGGCAGCCCCGGCAATGGCTGAACCGGTTGCAATCGTAAGCGTGTCGCCAACCGAGGGGGTTGTCTCCCATTCAGTGGTCGCACCAGCTAGCGTAATGACTACGTTGTTGCCGCTTGCGACCACAGCAAGAGTCGAGGAGTCCGAAACTGCACCCGCAGGAATCACAGTGCGCAGCGTACCACCCGTAGCACCAACACCCGAAAGCGCATCCACAGCACTTACAAACTGAACGGGGGTCCGATTTGCTGAAAGCGAAAGCGACAGCGCTGAACCACCATTCACGCGAAGCTCTGCGTTAACCGTTCCAACGTTAGGAATGAAAGCGAAGGAGCCGGTTGTAGGAACAGTCTCAGAAACACTGTCGGCAACCGAGAAGTAAATCAGATTCCCGTCTTTACCATACAGCTTAGCTGCAAGAGCAGCGTAAGTAGAGGCGTTGGGCTTCAGCAGGTTAGCGCTTGCTTGAGTGGAGACGTTTGTTTTTAGTAAGAAGACGCGAGAAGGCGCTCCAACGATGGCCGCGTCTGCAGAAGCAGTGACAGCCTTGGCAAACGCATCCACCAGTCGCCCAGACTTGTACTTCGCAACTACTTCGGCCAGCTGCTCAGGACCAAAGAAATTCGAAGCAATGTCGTCTTCTTCGGAGAAAGCAAGGCCCGCATCGGCCTCACCCACGAGAGCGATCACGCCAGTCGTAGCAGCCCCTGACGGGTTTGCATTGACGGTGTACTTTGCATATGCTCCGGGGATGATTAGCTCGCCATCCGGGGTGCTGTAAGACTGTGCCATTTTGTTAATCTCCTGTCAATCGGTCAGTCGCTAGATTAGTTCTAGCTAGGCTATCTTACTTGGCCTCGCTCTTCTTAATATCCTTCGCAGCAAGCAAGCCAAAGATTCCCGGCCGAGCCGTAGCGGGCTTCGCAGAAGGAGCCCCAACTACATTGCCGAGGGGGGCAATTACCTTCTGGGGCTGTGCAGCAAAGCCACCCTTAACGCTAGACGTAGGAGGCCCTGAGTTTACTCCCGGCTTGAACACCTTTTTGGAGGTGTCAAGCTCTAGGTCTCCACCAGCAGGAGGGGGAAGGCGGATGTCCTTGGCTCCAGAGGGAGGCGGACGACCACCGGGGATGGCGGGGGTCGCGGCCTTTTCTGCGTTGAAGGAGGCCTGTTGCGCGTCCCCGCGAATGGTACCGGGGAGAGCCGCCTTTTCAAGAGACTTCGAATCGTTCTTCGGCTTCGTTCCAAGGTCGCCTTCGGTCTTAACGTTGTGTACGGACTTCTGCACCTCTTCAGCTTTCATTACACCTGCGTTGGGCTTCGACTGCGGAGGTGCTGCAGGGGTAGGTGCTGCACCGGGAGGCTTAGCCATTGGAGGACCGGCCTTTGTCAAGTCTGGCTCTAAGTCATAAGCACCACTATTGACACTGTCCCAGTAAGACCTAGCTACCGCCCGCATAAAGTCCGGATCTTTTAAAAATGCGGCTTTAAAGTCGGCTGGAGAGTGCAGTCCGGGCCATTTAGCTTGAAGCTGTTGAGAGCGAAGATACTCACGGTGAGTATCTGACTGAAGCGCGTGTACGGAAGCCTGCCCCTGTCGAGGTGGAACCGCCCTAGCCCTATCTGTAGGAAACTCTAGCACTTCCCCTTTGTGTAGTTCACCGTTACCGCCCTTTTTTGTAGAAAGATCTTTCGTCTTCTGGCCGGGGAGCTTTGCGCCCTTTGTCTCCACCTTGCCTGAAGAGACCTCTTTCTTGCTCATGCACTTTTCAAGCGAGTGTCCAGCTTTGCCGCACCCCTTGCACAGACCTTGAGCTTTCATCTTCTTCTTGTCGGAAGCTTCCTCTGCTGGTGAAGACTCTTCCTTGGGCGAATGAGAATAACCGGGAGAGGACTCCTCACTCTTCCTCATTCCACCGCCTGTCTTTGTGGCGTGATGTCGTAGAATGATTTCGTGTGCGTTGTCACCCTTTAAAGAATTGGTGTAATCTGCCAAAAACTCGGGTGCAGCACCACCTTTTGGATTGTAAGTGACTGAACCGTAGTCACTATCCACAGTGTACTGACCATGAGGCGCTTCGTAAATTGTAGTAGGGTCCTCAAAATCCTCAAAAGCAAGCCTTAGCCCCGCTTGCTGCATCTTGGCGCGCTGTTGCTCTCTCTGTAGGTGGCCTTCCTCGCTCTTCCTCATTCCACCGCCTGTCTTTGTGGCGTGATGTCGTAGAATGATTTCGTGTGCGTTGTCACCCTTTAAAGAATTGGTGTAATCTGCCAAAAACTCGGGTGCAGCACCACCTTTTGGATTGTAAGTGACTGAACCGTAGTCACTATCCACAGTGTACTGACCATGAGGCGCTTCGTAAATTGTAGTAGGGTCCTCAAAATCCTCAAAAGCAAGCCTTAGCCCCGCTTGCTGCATCTTGGCGCGCTGTTGCTCTCTCTGTAGGTGGCCTTCCTCGCTCTTCCTCATGGCCACCAATTCATCTTCGTGCTTCTTCAAGGCGCTCTTCAGAGTACGCAAAAGCCCCTTGCGAACATCTTCCGGAGTTGCGGGAAGAACCCCGTTTAGTGTCTCGATAAGAGACTTACGAATTTCTGCGCCGTCGATCTTGCCATCGTTACCCATATCACCACCATTCGACTGTTCGGAGTGCCCGACAGGATGAAATTTGTTCCAATCAAAATACAAAGTCACGTACCCAATACCCGGAATGAGGGTGTAGTTGTCGGGAGGCTCGGTAGCAGAAATATCTACCTTCGGCAAGGACGGATTATAGGCACCAGCGTTGGGGCCGTTCGTATAAACCATCTTATGCTTACCGTTCTCTCCATGTACTACGCTCTCTTGTCCGTAACGCCGCCCCATGTCCATTGCGTGCTGCAGAGGCATGTTGTGTACTACAAGGCTGCGCTCTCTCGTGCCATACTTGCCGTCCACTTTCTCATACCGATACCCGGCTCGCGCAAGCTCCTGCTCGGCCAAGGCGTACCTCTGGTCTGGGGACATGGCCTGAAACTCAGGGGACATGACCTCAGGAGCCTTGACGTTGTCAGGCGTAAACATGGCAACGGGCGTCTTGGCTGTGATTACGGGATGGTCGGTCATTTTTATCAAACTCCACGGGTTAGATTGTGTTAGCCTAGCAGGTCTACCGCTTCGATGCGATAGCTTCCTGCTTCAGTAACCTGTGCGGCGGACACGCCTAAGATTTTCGGCTGTTGGAGCTTGGGCCAGTAGTGTCGCACCGTCGCAGACAAGGTAATGTAGCGCGAAAAAACCAGTTCCGTGTCGAATGCGTTGTTTTGCTGGAGGTCACTGGAGGTCACGAAGGTATTGTCCAGCCCACGAGCCTCAAGTAGGGTCTCTCGGTACCTCAACAAAGCGAACAAAACGATGGAATGCAAATAGTGTACCTGCACCGGGTCCCCGGTCACATGGCAGCCCAATACGTAGGATTCCTGAAATGCAGCGCTCTCAAGCTCCACACGATAGGACGGTCTAGGGCCACGAATAGTCGCCCCCTTGAAGTTAGCCACAGTGCCATCGGCCAGCAGTACAACGTTGGTGTCAACGACCTCAACGATAGAATGTTCGGTACCTACCGCATCTACGACTACCATGCCATCGCTCAGCGAAACAGCACCAACAGCCTCTAGCGGAATAGTCATTTCTCCAGTGGCCACAACATACGATTCTGGCGTGAAAGGTCCCACAAGAATAGGCCAAGGATCGTTTAGGTCTTCCGAGACATAATAATGGGTATCTCCCAAGGTGTTCTTGTCTTCCCTGCTCTCCTGCAAAGCGATAGAAATGCATGGAAGCTTTGGCTGTCCTACTAGGTACGCGGAAACAACAGGGATTTCGGTTGCGAGAAACCACGCCTTGGCTCGATCTACTTCTTTCTGCCCATAAGTCTTTTCTGTAAGCTCGTCATTCGGCAAGCTAGAGAAGACAAAATCCAAGACCCATGGATTTTGGCGCATGTCGGCCATTGCCTGAATGAGCGCCGTCCTAACAATCACATCGGGTTGAACGATACCGTAACCTTGGGTAGGAGTCATTTATTTGCCCTCTAGCTCTTTCTGCAGTTCAGGGAGAATTTGATTCTCCCAAGTTTCATTCGCCCATCGGTAAGCTTCGTCTAAGAACTTGCGTGGAGTGAGGCCGGGGTGTACCCAACGTCCAGTCCCTTTGTGTTTACTGCTGACAATGCGGAACGTCATTATCTGACGAGATACCTTGGGCTGCCCCATCTTGTCAAGGACTTGATTGCCGTCCTTGTCTTTGACTAGGTTCTGATACACCCTTACCCCCTGAAGAAACGGGATACCGGTCGGACCCTTGCGGACCTCGTTGGGAAGCCCCCAGCCCTGTCCCGGCCCTTTGTGGGTTTTGAGTGGGGCGTTCATAATATCAAACTTGTGGAGCAGGCCGACCTTGGGTGCGCCAGAAGAATCACTCTCTATCTTCCCATACGGGATACCACGATTCTTGAGTTCTTTTTTAACGGTTTCCTGCAGTGCAAGGGCAGGGTCCCAAGTCCGTGTGGGGGCTTTGTTGTGTTGAAAAGGTATTACACGAAATCTCGACCCATCAGCCGCCGTCTTTACGGGTCCCTTGCCGGGTCTAGCCTTAAGGAGGTCGTCAATCATTTCTCTACCGGGCTCAATACCGTCTTCAATCCAAAAAGCTTCCTTTTCCAAGGACACTAACCACGTATGGTCATTGACCTGTGAGAAGTGCAACGCAGACAGATATTTTTCCCTAGTCGATTTCAGCTTCTCTTGGACTTGCTGTATGACGTGGGCGTGAGTCTGTGCAGCTAGTGCTGACGCACCCTTTTGTAACAATGGCATTATCTGCTCGGGCACTTGGCCAAGCTTTGCAGCTACCTGCCCCGCATCAATTTCGACACGGAACATTAGGCACCTCCGGGGTCAGGTTGCTTGTCGCTCTTCGGAACTTCCCTTGATGATATGGCTTCCCCGGTTTGGGGGTTCTTCACCATCCCAGCACGGACCTGACGCCAACGCTCCATTCCATTTTCACTTGTCTTGACTTGGCCGGAACGACGATGGGGGTGAGCATCCGCAGCTGCACCTTCTTTATGGGAACCGGCAGGAAGAACAACATTGTGCCTAGACGGAGGAGGACGAACAACCGTAGGGATGCGAACAGCCTTTGTCATTTTCTGCTCTTCCTTCAGGATGTAAGTGTAGGGCTTTCGAGGGTATTGGTCGTCTGGAACAGTGTACTCAAGTGGCGCTCCACCAATCAGCTTCAGGCCGTGCTTTTTAGTCAGAGACTGATGGACGCGATGCGCTGAATCGGTATGGCGACCCCCTTTAACCTGACGGACACGCAGCTTGTGGTATGCGTGACTGTACATCGCTTCGTACATGGCCCTTCCAAGGCCCTTGTTCCTGTAGTCGTCATGGAGAGGAGAGGCGTGAGGCTCCAGCACCGTGGGCGAGTCTGGTCGGAAGCCGTCCTTATACAGAATACCCTCTACCCTGCCAATGGTGGTATCTTCGTCGTCCTTTGGATGCAAATGCACAACAAGATGCTCTTGCGGACCGTCAAAAGGGTTAAAGCCAACGGATGGCGCTTTTATGTGATGGACCTTGAGGCCAAGCTTGTCGGACCACTCTTGTGGTAATAGGTGAGCATAATCATAAACACCCATTTTAAGGTTGCCATCCACCTTACGGGATATCTGCCGCTTGGCAGGCGGCAAATCCGCAATGGCCATTTTCTCAAGAGGTTGTTCGGACTTCAAGGTATAGCGATAGGGTTTATAAGCATAATCGAATGGGCGCAGATTCGCGCCCTCCTTTAACGGATTCACACTAGGAACAGTAGGAACCGGACGGTAGTCCAACCCATGCTCTTTTGCAATCGAAGCATGTGTCGCAGCGGCAAGGGAAGAGTGTTCCCCGCCTTCAACAGTACGAACGCCATGTACGTGATGTGCATGAGCCATTACGGCTGCATACATCGCTTTGCCAAGCCCCTTGCCACGATGGGGCCGCGCAAGGCGAGCGACTTCCACCTCAAGTTTCTCGCCATTGTGGATAACCCCCTCCACAAACCCCAAATAACCTGAGTGTACGTAAGGGGAATCTTCCCACTTGTCGTCTCCTCGCTTAACAATAGCACGGACTTCGTGGCGATTTTCTCGTGAAGGCTCTGTCTGAACATGCATGGTCCATCCATTGTTCACAAGGACCGGAGAAAGCAAGTGTGAGTAATCGTACCATGGACCATGTTGAAAAAGAGAGTTCTCTTTAACGGGTATAGGGGCGGGAAGTGTTTCCTTCCCCGGACGCAAATCCGCAATGGCCATCTTCTCAAGCCTTTCTCCGTCTTCTGAAGACGCCTTAATCATATCCTCTTCGGACTTCAGGGTGTACTCGTATTCCCGGTATTTATCGTCATATGGGCCGTCTTCGCCATAGTCGAAATCTTCCTTGGTTTCGTAAGAACGCCCCTTACCAATGTTGGGCTTCGCCACATAGCTCATGCCATGCTTCTTCGAAAGTGACGCATGTACGGCACTGGCCATCGAAGAATGAATATCTCCGGAAATGGTATGAGCTTCCATGGTGTTCTTGGAATGTGCCATGATTGCTTCGTACAGGCTCTTACCGATGCCTTGGCCACGATATCTAGGTTCCAATGAGCTAGCACCGACCTGTAACGTTCCGCCCTTCACCATTCCAACTACGTGTCCAACCTTCTTCTTTGCCATATCATCGTAAGCAACGCTCGTTACAGTCTTGTCGTCAGTATGCACGACGAAAAGGCGCATGCGATCACGGGTCGCTGGCGGTAGAAGGTCGGAATAAGCGGGGGCCTTGTCAGAACCTATTT